AGCTCTACACCACTCCCGTTGATGATGACCCCTTCACGGAGGACAGCATCCGAAAGGCGAACCCCCACTACGACGAGTTCATGAACCGTGCTGAAGTGCGCAGGCAGGCAGACAAGGCGAAGCGCATACCTTCCAACGAGGCCTCCTACCGAAACCTGATTCTGAACCAACGTGTGGAAGCCCGGTCGCCCTTCGTGGTGCGTTCAGTGTGGATGGAGAACGGGGGCGAACCGTGCGAACCTGAAACGCTGGGCATCTATGCGGGGCTTGACCTTTCCAGCGTGTCCGACTTGACTGCATTGGTCGGGGTGAGTGAACTGGGCGACGTGTACCCGACTTTCTGGCTTCCTGAAGAGGGGCTGGCAGAGAAGTCCAAGTCGGACCGGGTGCCCTATGACACGTGGGCAGAGCAGGGCTTCTTGGAAACCACTCCAGGGCGTTCAATAGAATACGGCTTTGTCGCGAAGCACCTACGGCAATTCTTTGACACCTACAACGTGAAGCAAGTGGCGTTCGACCGCTACAACATGAAGTTCCTTCGCCCGTGGTTACTGGAAGAGGGGTTTACCGAAGAAGAACTGGCACGATTCGTTGAATTCGGGCAGGGGTTTATCAGCATGTCACCCGCTATCCGTGAACTAGAAAGCAGGCTTCTATCCAAGAAGCTGAGGCACGGTAATCACCCGGTTCTGGCGATGTGCGCAGCGAATGCAGTGGTGGTGAATGATCCGGCGGGTAATCGAAAGTTCACCAAGCAAAAAGCCACGGGTAGAATTGACGGAATGGTAGCCCTCGCGATGGCAGTTGGCGTCATGCCGAATCAAGTTGAAGAGGGTGATTTCGACGACTTCCTAATGAACCCGGTAATGGCCCGATGAATCTATTCTCTTATCTCGGAAATTGGGTGATGGGCGGCTTGCGCAGGCTCATCGGCACCCAGTACTCAACCCCCTCCTATGGGGAAGAAGCGGCCTCGCCCGTGACCTTTGACTCTGCAATGCAGATGTCGGCGGTCTGGGCGTGCGTCAAGTTGCTGGCAGAAACGGTTTCCTCCCTGCCTTTATCGGTCTATAAAGTCGGCTCAAACGGCCGGAAAGTGGCCGAATCCCATGCACTTTCCATCCTTTTCAGTGGGAAAGTTAACCGTTATCAAACGAAAGTTGAATTCTTTGAAACGGTTATCTTGAATCTGATCATGCACGGAAACGCATACTGTGTGATTCAGTGCATCGGGGATAGGATCATTGGGTTACTGCCGATCATGTCAGCGCAGGTGACAACCGTGCTCCTGAGTGACGGCACTGTGACGCACCAGTACACCCATGACGCAGGGGTCACGGTGTACTCTGCAGAAAATATCTGGCACCTGAAGCTCATGGGGAACGGGGTCATCGGCCTGAGTCCGCTTGCGTACCAACGGAACACACTGGGCATCGCGCAGGCGGCGGAAGGGGCAGTCACCAAGATCTACAAGAACGGGGCGAAGCCGAGTGGCGTGCTTTCCATTGACCGCATTCTCACCAAGGAGCAGCGCCAGCAAGTGCGCGACAGCTTTACAACCCTCACGGTCAGCACGGATGACCGCTTGATGGTGTTGGAGGCTGGCATGAAGTTCCAGGCGATCAGCCTTTCGCCCGAGGATATTGAGCTTTTGGATTCCCGGAAGTTTCAGATCAGTGAAATCTGTCGTTGGTATGGCGTGCCGAGCGTGATGGTCAACGACAATAATGGAAGCTCCACGTGGGGCAGTGGCATCGCGCAAATCATGGAGGGGTTCTACAAGATAACCCTTCGGCCCTTGCTTGAGAAGATTGAGGCCAGTATCCATGCGAACCTTCTTTCCCCAACGGAACAGCAGCGCATGGAGATTGAATTTGATTTTGATGCCTTGCTTCGTGGGGATTCCAAGACCCGCTACGAAGGTTATCAGAAAGCCATTTCCGGGGGCGTGCTTACCCCGAATGAGGCCCGACTGAAAGAGAATCTTGCCCCATTGGAAGGGGGCGATCAGCTGTTGCTTCAGGGGGCGATGATGCCGATTGATATAATTGGGAAAACCCCGGCTCCAGCGGCACCAGCGCCAGCGCCGGACCCAGCAACTGAACAAGACGGGAACGAAGCATGAAAACGAAATTTCTGGCACTCGGTGCCCTGGACCTCAAGATGTCCGAAGAGGCTGATGGGGTCATGTCCTTTGAAGGGTATGCCTCTGTCTTTGGGGGCGTGGATGCGTATGGCGACACCATTGACCCGAAGGCGTACGACAAGACCATCAACCTAAAGAAGCGTGACCGTCCCATTCGTATGCGGTGGAACCACTACGGCCCGGTCATTGGCAAGTGGACAGAAATCCGTACCGATGAAAAGGGCTTGTTCGTCAAGGGCGTGCTGACCCCCGGTCACAGTGTTGCGACCGACGTGTATGCCAGCCTGAAGCACGGTGCGATTGACGGTATGTCCATCGGGTATATGCCGAAGAAGATTGAAGTGCTGGAAGAAGGTAAGCGCCTCCTGAAAGAGATTGAGCTCGTTGAGATCAGCGTGGTGGAAGAACCCGCTGACCTCGGCGCAAAGATTAACGATGTGAAGAACGCTTTGGATGCGTGCTCCACGTTGAAAGAAGTCGAGTCCATCCTGAGAGAGTCAGGCGGGTTTTCGAAGACAGATGCGGTGTCACTCGTGGCACGCATCAAAACGCTGGCGCGTGGTGAGCATGACGCTGAGCAACGGCAGAAGGAAGAGATTGCTAGAATGTTCGGCGTCTCGTTGTAATCACCAAACCAAGGAACTATCATGGAACTGAAAGAAATCATTGAAGCAGGTCTGACAGCTCAATCCGTCAAGCTGGATGCAGCTATCGCCAAATTCGAAGGCCAGTTGGCTCAGAAGGGCACTGTGGACACCGAGGTGAAGGCCGAAGTGAAAACCCTGTCTGAAGAGTTCAAGCTCTTGTCGGCACAGATGACAGCACTGGCACAGAAAAGCGCCGAAGGCTTCAAGGCGGTTGAAAAGCCCCTGTCCGCAGCGGAAGAGTTCGTCAAGTCTCCCCAGTACCAACTCCTCATGAAAGGCGAGTCTTCCAAGGCACGTCTGGAAGTGAAGAACACGGTCACGGCTGACAACACCAACACCTTCGCCCTCCAGCGTCCCGGCATGATCCCCGGTAACTTCGCCCCCTTGACCATCCGTCAGGTTCTATCGTCCATCCCGGTGTCCACCAACATGGTGAACAGCTTGCGTGAACTGGCCTGGACCAACAGCGCGGCCGAAGTGTCTCAGGGTGCAGCGAAGAACCAGTCGGACATCACGTTTGAGCAGTACAACGTCCCGATCACGACCGTGGCGCATTGGATCAAGATCAGCAACCAACTTCTGGCCGATGCGCCAGCCGTGGTCGCCTACATCGAGACCCGCTTGCGCGATGGCCTTGCCCAACGCATTGACGCTCAGTTGTTGAACGGTAACGGCACCAGCCCGAACCTGTCTGGCCTGACCGACAGTGGCAACTTCACGGCATACACGGCAACATCGGACGACCTTCTGGTGGACGCTATCAACCGTGCGAAGTACGCTCTCTGGGCGACAGGTAACGCACCTGACACGGTGATCGTGAACCCGGCCGACTGGGGCACCATGGAGCGGACCCGCGAGTATTCGGGCGGTCTGGCTGGTTCGTACCTGTACGGAATGCCCGGTGTTGCAGCGGGTGTGAACCCCTTCGGCGTGCAAGTGGTCATGTCCAACAACATGACTCCAGGCAAGTTCCTGATCGGCAACCTTCGCGGTTCTACTGCCCTGTACGCTCGTTCGGGTGCAGTGGTGGAGATGGGCTATGTCAACGAGGACTTCACCAACAACCTGATCACTGTTCGCGCTGAAGAGCGCCTCGGCCTCGGTGTTGAGCGTCCCTCGGCTATCCTGTACGGTGACTTCACCGCTTAACCTTTAACTGAAGGAAAGGAAATAAGGGGGCTTCGGCCTCCTTAGAATCATCATGAAAGTAGAAATCACAGCGAAGGTTCTTCTGCACGATCGCCTCGGGCGGCTGGTGCGTGGACAGGTGGCAGAGCTCCCCGAGGGGCAGGCTGAGTCATTCTTGCGTCAGGGCTGGGTTCAGCGGTACGACACGAAAGTGATCGAATCGGTCCCCTCGGTGGTCGTTGGCGCGACGGAACCGTCGTCTGCATTGCCAGCGGCCCCAGTCTCACCGCAGACGACGTTGAACGAGTCCGACAGTGGCGACTCGCCGGAAGAAGCACCAGTGCTGACGACGCGCCAGAAGCGCCGAAGCCGACAAGGGCGGTAATCGTTGCGAACACCACTTTCCGAATCGCTCCATGGGCGGATGCCCTGTTCGCGATGGACAGGGCGTGGTGGGAAGAGCACCTTGCCGAAGTCAACGCCGATTTTGTCGGTCAACGGTTTACCTGTAATCCCTTGCCTGCCAAATACGGAGTCACCAAGCTCTCAAAACCGACCTACAACGCACACGGCAACAGCGGGGCAGGGTGTGTCAGCCTTGCTGCCCTTGGAGGCTCTAAGCGCGTTTTAATGCTCGGCTTTGACTGCCAGCACACGGGCGGGATGTCGCACTGGCACGGTAATCACCCCCGGAGCCTCGGAAACGCTGGGCAGGTGGATCGGTGGCCTGCCAAATTCCGGGAGCTCCAGCGCAGCATCGGAAACGTGGAGGTCATCAACGCCAGTCGTGTCACTGCCCTGGAAGTTTTCCCTCGCATGTCGTTGGAAGATGCCTTAAACCTTTCACCCTAGGAACCCCCATGTCCCAACGACCCCCACTGCCAGAACACTCCGTTCGGGGCAAGATCAGGAAGTTCATTGAACAGCACGCCGACAAACTGGGGGATGACGTGCTGGAGATAGGTTCCCGCATGACGAACCCGAAGTGCTGGTGGATTGTCAATCGCGACCTTGCCTCAGGCCAGTGGACGGGGTGTGACATGCAACCCGGCGACGGGGTTGACGTGGTGGCCGACATACATCGGCCCCCGTTGGAATGGCAATACAGGTTCTCGGGGGTACTCTGCAGCGAGGTCCTGGAGCACGTTGCGCGTCCATGGGTGGCACTGCCTAAAATACGCCAGGTGATGCGTCCAGGCGGGTGGTTGGTGGTCACGACCCTGACCAGCTTCCCTATCCACGGGTTCCCAGATGACTTCTACCGTTACACCCCCAGCGGCCTCGCCTTGCTCCTGGAAGATGCTGGGTTCAGAAACGTACACACGGAGAACGCTGGGTTCATACAGGTGAAGCTCAACGACCACGGCGAACCCGGCTTCGTCACTCGTGACCTGCCCTTGCACGTCTTCGGGGTGGCACAGTGCTGACCCT